CTCAGTTGGCGACTAGCTTGGCGTTTCCGCCGGGCTACCTGCGTGCGTTTAAATACAATCTGGCGTGCGAGATTGCAGCTGACTTTGGTGTTGAGCCTTCACCCCAAGTGTCACGCATCGCAATGGCGTCCAAGCGTAACTTGAAGCGCATCAACAATCCAGATGACATCATGTCACTGCCTTACTCGATTGTGGCGACTCGTCAACGCTTTAATATTTTCGCTGGAAATTATTAATGAAATCGCCAATTTTGGGATCAGCTTACGTTACTCGCAGCATCAACGCTGCGGATAACCGCATGATCAATTTGTTCCCAGAAATGATTGCGGAAGGCGGTAAAGAGCCTGCGTTTTTAAACCGTGCGCCTGGACTTAAGTTGGAAGGCGCAATTGGTACTGGACCAATCCGTGGGCTATGGACGTTTGACAATAATTTGTACGTTGCATCAGGCAATACCCTATACAAGGTAAATTCCGTATTTGCTGTGACGACCATTGGGTTGTTAGCTAATGACGGTCCCGTTTCAATGGCTGATGACGGCATTCATTTGATGGTGGCGTGTAATGGACCGTCCTTTGTCTATAACGCTGACACGGATGCTTACGGCGAGATTACAGACCCAGACTTTCCTGGTGCGCTGACCGTATCGTACCTTGATGGCTATTTCGTGTTCATTGAACCGGCCAGTCAGCGTGTGTGGACGACCACGCTGCTTGACCCGACATCTATTGACCCGCTTGACTTTGCAAGCGCCGAAGGCGATCCAGACCATTTGGTATCCTCGATCGTAAACCGTTCTGAAGTGTGGCTGTTTGGCGGTAACTCAGTTGAAGTCTGGTACAACGCTGCCAATGCAGGTGCGGGCTTTCCATTGCAGCGTATTCAAGGTGCGTTTAACGAGATCGGTTGCGCTGCAACATTCTCAGTCGCCAAACTTGATAACAGCTTGTTCTGGCTAGGCGCTGATGACCGTGGACGTGGCGTTGTGTATCGTTCTAATGGCTACACGGGTCAACGGGTAAGTACCCATGCTATTGAATGGCAGATTCAACAGTACGGCGACATATCGGATGCGATTGCTTATTCTTACCAGCAAGACGGTCATGCGTTTTATGTACTGACGTTCCCAACTGCACAAGCAACTTGGGTGTACGACATTGCCACACAAGCATGGCATGAACGTGCAAGCTTTACTAATGGTAGCTTTAGCCGCCATCGTAGTAACTGCCAAGTTTCATTCGGCAATCGAATCTTGGTAGGCGATTATCAAAACGGTAATATCTATTCTTTTGATCTAGAAAAGTATTCAGACCACGATCGCACTCAGAAATGGCTAAGATCGTGGCGTGCGCTACCCACTGGCACGAACAATCTTAAGCGCACCGCACAACATCAATTGCAGCTTGATTGCGAAACCGGCGTGGGCTTGCCTGGGGTGATTGAGATACCAGGTCAGGTCTATCTTGACCCGCTTCAGATCGTTGGTACATTAACCATTGAAGATCAGATTGAAATCATCTATGCTGTGGATAACTTTGTGCAGCCACAAGTGATGCTTCGTTGGTCGGATGACGGTGGTCACACATGGTCAAACGAACACTGGAAGACAATGGGCGGTGTGGGCGAGTACGGCACACGGGTGATCTGGCGTCGTCTTGGCATGACGGATAAACTGCGTGACCGTGTATATGAGATTTCAGGCACTGATCCAGTTAAAATAGCCATTCTGGCTGCTGAACTTGATGTGAGCGCAACAAATGCTTAATAACGCTCTGACCCGCATCCCATCGTCACAAGTCCCTGTGGTAGACCCGCAAACAGGGCTGATGACTCGGGAATGGTTTCGATTCTTTAACGCTTTGTTTGTACAGCTTGGTAATGGGTCAGAAATGGCGTCAGGTACTTTTACAACAGTAGATTCTAAGACCGTGACAGTAGTCAACGGTATCACCACAGGAATAGTGTAATGTCTATTAACCTCTCAGCATTCGCAGGCGCAGGCGCGCAATTCTTCGACGCCAATGGCGTCCCCTTGTCTGGTGGGTTGCTTTACACTTACCTTGCAGGCACAACCACACCAGCGACTACGTTCACGTCTTCCTCTGGTGCGCAGAACAACACCAATCCGATCGTACTTAACTCTGCCGGACGTACACCCGCTGAGATTTGGGTAAATGGCGGTGTGTTCTACAAGTTTGTGCTGAAGTCGTCTACTTACGTCCAGATCGGCTCCTACGACAATATTCCCGCCATTGACGACATCACAACGTCTAGCACGTTAATTACTGTTGCTGGTACGAACACGCTTACTGCAACTGCTACGCCTACCCTTGGTGGCTACGCTATAGGTCAAGTGTTCTCGTTTATCGCTCAAAACACCAACACTGATGCGGTCACGATTAACATTGACTCGAACGGTCCACGCTACATCACCCGTGACGGTCAGGTCATGCTTGCAGCCGGAGATATTCTTGCCGGCAAGATGCAACTGATTGAATATGATGGCGTTGGTTTTCAAATCTATAACGTATTCTCTACTCAATCTGTGCGTGTCACAGGTACTGGATATAGCCCCAACATTGCGCTGACAGACGCTGCCACCATTGATTGGGATACGGATTTGGGTCAGACAGCTACATTTACTTTTGATTCAACCAACCGTACAATGGGAGCACCGACCAACCTCAGAGAGGGCGCATTTTACGCTCTGATGGTTGTCCAAAACACTGGGGGCAATACGTTGACTTGGAATGCTATATTTAAGTGGGCAGGCGCATCGGTTCCTACGCTTTCAACAGGCGCAGGTGCTAAAGACTTGTTTGTGTTCCGCTACGATGGTGTATCCCTTCTTGAGCAAGGTCGCTCGATGGGAGTTGCATAATGCTTAACTACGCAGCTGGCAATCCAGTCACAGGCTACAACCTCACACGCTCCCTGCGATTTCGTGCGAGTGCGTCTGCTTATTTGAGTAGGACTCCTGCTAGTGCAGGTGATCGGCAAAAGTTTACACAACGGTATTTGCTTAAACGTGGTGCTTTAGGTACGGCTCGTCTAGCTGTATCAACAAATGACGGGCTTAATGTCAATTGGGATCAAATTTATTTCAACTCAAGCGATCAGTTAGAGGTTTGGGGATATTCTGGCACAAGTCAGTACCGTTTGATTACAAATAAAGTTTACCGTGATCCTGCGGGGTTCTACGATTTGCAAGTTGCTTTTGATACTACTCAAGCAACGGCATCAAATAGGATTCGTATATACGATAATGGTGTAGAAATCACATCATTTGCAAGTGCCACTTACCCACCTCTTAATTACAGCACTTATTTCAACCTGAATTGTCCACACACAATCGGATATTCAGCAAGCACGTTTGACGGTTACTTATGTGAATTTTATTTTATTGATGGTCAGCAATTAACCCCATCATCATTCGGCTCAACCAACTCCACAACAGGCGTATGGCAACCAGCACGATACACAGGCACATACGGCACAAATGGGTTCTATCTACCGTTCACCGATAACTCTGCGCTGACTACATCAAGCAACGTCGGAATCGGCAAAGATTTCTCGGGCAACGGTAATTACTGGTCTACGAACAACATCAGCATTACTGCGGGGCAAACATACGACAGTATGACCGATGTGCCTACGTTGACGAGTGCGACTGCGGCTAACTTTGCTGTGTTGAATCCTCTTTGGAAAACATCATCAGTCACGCTTTCTGATGGAAATTCCACTGCACTTGGCTCAGGTTATTATCCGGTTATTGCAACAATAGGAATTACATCAGGTAAATACTACTGGGAACAAAACTTTTTAAATTTTGCAAGTGCCAATTCTGCTGGCATTGTAGCTGGGCAAACTAACAATACAACTGCGGTTGGGAGCGATGCTTACGGATACGCTTACCTATCAAATGGAAATAAATATACTAATGTAACTGCAACAGCTTACGGAGCTTCATTTACTCAAGCGGACATTATCGGCGTTGCATTTGACGCTACGGCTGGAACATTAACATTTTATAAGAACGGTGTTAGTCAAGGTGTTGCCTTTACTGGATTGTTTAATGGCCCATATTTTCCAGCAGGTAGTTTAAGCAATGTGACATCATTAATAAACTTTAATTTTGGTCAACGCCCGTTCGCCTACACACCTCCCTCTGGCTTCGTAGCACTCAACACATACAACTTGCCTGACAGTACGATCAAGCAAGGCAATAAGGTGATGGATGCTACGTTGTATACGGGTAACTTGGTTGGTCAAGTTATCACTAACGCAGCATCGTTCAAGCCTGACTTGGTTTGGGTTAAATCACGATCAGCAGCTACAGATAACAAATTAGTAGATTCAGTGCGTGGCTCTACACTTGCCTTAATGTCCAATAGTACTGCTGCGGAAACAACTGATTTAACTGGTGTTGTATCGCTTAATTCTAATGGTTTTACGTTAGGCACTAGCACAACATATAACAACTTAGCTGCAACTTATGACGCTTGGCAATGGCAAGCAGGGCAAGGCTCGTCATCCTCTAACACTAACGGCACAATCACATCGACTGTGAGCGTTAATGCAAGTGCTGGATTTAGTGTTGTGACGTATACGGGTACGGGTGCTAATGCTACGGTTGGTCATGGGTTAGGTGTTGCGCCAGCTTTAATTATAGGTAAAAAACGTAGCGCTACAGGTAGTTGGCAATGTTGGCAAGCTACTTTTAGCGGGACGCAATTCATAACATTTAATTCAACTGCGGCTGTAGCTACTAGTTCGACTGTATTTAACGGCGCACCAACATCAACAATTTTTAATATTGGTACAGATACTGATTTAAATACAAACGGCGCAACAAACGTAGCTTATTGCTGGTCAGAAATTGCGGGCTACAGCAAGTTTGGTAGCTATATTGGGAACGGATCCGCAGACGGTGTTTTTGTATATACGGGTTTGCTTGCCAGATTTTTAATGATTAAACGTACTGATATTTCCGGCGGAGATTGGGTGCTAGTAGATACGGCCAGAGGCGCAAGTAATGTAATTGTTCCAGAACTATACGCAGATTTATCCCAACAAGAAACAAATTCATCGTTTTTAGATATTGTAAGTAACGGTTTCAAAGTTAGGTCATCAAATCAACAAGTAAATGCGTCTGGCGGGGCTTATATTTTTGCTGCGTTTGCTTCTAACCCTTTCCGTAATAGTTTAGCGAGATAACCATGTTTGCATACATCAAAGATTCAACATTTCAATACTTCATCCCCCAAGGCACGGCCTTTGAGATTGATTCAATCCAATACCCTGCTAACTGGCTAAACCTGTCTACGCCAGAAGAAAAGGCTGCTGTGGGTATCGTAGACGTTGTGTACGGCGAATACCCGAACGATCAGTACTATTGGGTATCTCAGGATGCTCCTGTGTACGCTGACGGTGTCGTGACTGTGA